ACAGGATCTAACATAGCAAGTGGTGCTGGTACGAAAGCAGTAACATTTAATAAAGCATTTTTTGCAGAGCCTAGTGTTGTTATTCTTGCACAGAACGCCGCACAGAATATACAAACAACTATCACTAGTAAATCAGCAACAGGATTTAGTGTAACCTTTACTAATGCTGGTGGTGCGGCACAAGATATAACATTTGATTACGTTGCCAATGGACAAGGCGTAGCCATATAACTTTACAAATAAAACAAATAACATTATAAGGAGAACATAATGTCCCAACACGATTTTAACATTTCCAACCAAACTTTTAGTGCAACCCGCACCGACATAAATAACGCTTTTGGTGCATTAGCCACTAACAGTGCTGGTAACTCAGCACCAAGCACGACGTACGCAAACCAGTGGTGGTTTGATTTAGACGATAACAAGCTGTATATGAGAAACAAAGACAATGACGCCTGGGTAGAGATTTTAACGATTGGTGCAACATCAGATAAAGTTGAAACATTAACTGCAACAACTATTAATGGTATTCCATTTTTTGCAGATACTTCAAACAACTCTATGTACACATTTGATGTGTCAAGCACAGATGATACAGCCGCAGAAAATTCAGCTTATGGATTTAATGCCCTTGACGCTATCACAATAGGAGATGGTAATACTGCAATAGGGTATCGTGCAGGAAGTGCTGTCAATACAGGCGGTAATAACACACTAATTGGAAAACGAGCAGGTGAAGATTTAACAAGTGGAAATTCAAATGTTATGGTTGGTGAAGATGCTGGAGCAAATCAAACAGATGCTAGTGCTAATGTTATTGTAGGTCAAGGTGCTGGTGAATCTGTTACAACGGGTGGTTTTAATACTTTAATTGGTCAAAATTCTGGTAATAGTTTTGATGCTGAAACTCACAATTTAGCTGTCGGTGTATCTGCACTTAGTGGCTCAGTTAATGGTGGAGAATACAATGTTGCTGTGGGTAACTATACTTTAGATGCTTTGACTTCATCTGATGGCAACGTAGCTGTTGGATATGAAGCTGGCACTGACATTACAACTGGTGATGCTAGTGTTTATGTAGGCTATCAAGCTGGACTTAATGCAACTACTGCATCTTCTAATGTTTTTTTAGGTTATCAGGCGGCTGGTCTTGGTGTAGTAACTGGCGGTACAAATGTAGGAGTTGGTACTCAATCATTGTATGATTTAACTTCAGGAACAAATAATATTTCTATGGGTTATAGAGCTGCATATGAGTTAACAAGTGGTGCAAGAAATACAGCTATTGGTGTTTTTGCTTTAAAAAATCCAGATGCTGAAAATGATAATCTTGCTATAGGTTATCAAGCTCTTGGGGATGGGGCTATTGCTGGCGGAGAATACAACGTAGCTGTAGGTAACTATTCATTGGATGCTTTAACCTCAGCTGACCAATGTGTAGCAGTAGGTTATCAAGCTGGAAGTGCTGTAACTGAAGGTTCTGGTTTTACTGGTGTTGGTTTTGAAGCTGGACTTAGCACAACGACTGGACAAGACAATGTTTATATGGGTAAGACTGCTGGTCGAGGAAATACGACTGGTGCTAGAAATATAGCTTTAGGTTTTGCTTCTATTTATAATGCTGATACTGAAAGTAATAATTTAGCTATCGGTTATTCTGCACTTGGTGGTTCTGTAGCAGGTGGTGAGTATAATGTTGCTATTGGCAACAATTCACTTGACGCTTTGACTTCTGCAAATTCTAATGTTGCCCTTGGTTATAGTGCTGGTACTTCAATTACTACAGGACCAAGAAATGTTTGTCTTGGAGAAAGTGCTGGTTCCGCTGTAACAGAAGGTGAAGGTAATATTTGCATTGGGCAAAATGCTGGTGCTCAAGGAACAGCCTTAACAACAGGAGACAATAATATACTTATTGGTGAAAAAATAAATGCTGGTGGTGCTGGTAGGCATAGACAAATTGTAATAGGAACAGAAGGCACAACAGGAAAAGGTGATAACACTGCGTTTATAAGTGCAAATGGTGGAAGTACATTTAATGGTGCAAATACCACTACTTGGAATCAAGCCTCTGACAGACGCATCAAGAAAAACATTGTTGATAATAACACAGGTTTAGATGCTATAAATAAAATACAAGTTAGAAATTTTGAATATAGAACTCTAGAAGAAATCACTGATTTTGATAGTCCTGCATCTGCAATGGTTGATAAACAAGGTACACAATTAGGTGCTATTGCACAAGAACTAGAAGAAATTTTACCAGATTTAATTACTGAAACTAGTCAAGGCGTTAAAACATTAAACGCTGATAACTTAACTTGGTATTTAATAAACGCAGTCAAAGAACTTTCTGCGGAAATTAAAGTTCTAAAAGGAGAATAATATGGCAGTAAATAAAGAATGGATATCAGCTAAACCTAAAGTAAATGCTGATGGTAATGTAACAGAATGGTCAGTTGAGTATAAATATACTGATGGTGACTTTTCTCATACATTTAGTAAATCTGAAAAGATAGACACACCATCAAAAGCACCTAATGGATATTCTAAATCTGAAATACTTGGTCTAATGGACGAAGCTCATTGGGACGATATGTTTAACAAAAAACATAATGTTCACAAAAATCCACCAGCAGTAGAAACTGTTGATAATGACTTTGATATTAACTCATTAAGCTAGGAGCAAAAATGGAAGATCAACTTAAACAAACAGTACAAGATTTAGTGGCTATTATTAATGAAAAAGAAATAATAATAACTAATCTTAAACTTAATAACCAATCTCTTTTAAGAGAATTAGAAAACTTAAAAGGGGAAGAAGTTAATGCCAACGCAGAGCCAAAAGAATAGTGAAACATTAATACGACTTGAAGGTCGTATTGAAGCTATTGAAAATAATCATCTAAGACATATCGAGATTGATATTTCTGAGATAAAAACAAACCTAAAAAACTTATGGAAAGTAATAGGCGTATTGTGCTTTATGTTCACAATCGTATTTGCTGAAACAGTAAAATCATTTATAGATCTAATAACACTCTAAGGAGGTTAAAATGGAAAAGGTAATCTTGGTCATCAGTGACCAACACATTCCTCATCACCATCAAGACATGATCCCATTCTTAACAGCGATTAAGAAAAAATATAAACCCACACGTATCGTGAATATTGGCGATGAGATCGATGGACATGCCATATCTTACCATAGTCCAAATCCTGACCTTGCAAGTGCAGGTGATGAATTAAAAAAGTCTTTAGAAACTATCCACGAACTTGAAGAACTATTTCCAAAAATGGATTTAGTACATTCTAATCACGGAAGTTTAATATTTAGAAAAGCATTAACTCATGGATTGCCTAAAGCCTTTATAAAAGAATACAACGATTTTTTACAAGTTGGTAAGGGTTGGAAATGGCACGAGGATATAGTAATCAAAGCAAGTAACGGACAGGATATATATTTCTGCCATGGTAAAACAGCAAACATTCTTAAACTTGGTCAAAGCTATGGGATGAATGTAGTTCAGGGACATTACCATACAAAATTTTCTCAAATCTATTGGAGTACGCCTCATGCCTTATACTGGGGATTGCAGGTTGGTTGTTTAATAGATAAGGACAGCCTTGCTTATGAGTACAACAAACTATTTAAAGATCGACCTATTATCGGAACAGGTATAATTATTGATGGATTACCTAAATTACTACCAATGGTCTTGTCAAAAGGAGGGCGTTGGAATAAAGTAGTGCCATGAGTGCATTTAAAAAACAAATAGGCGGATCGCATTATAAAGATCATAAAATTCAACCTTATCAATTTATCCAAGATAATAATTTAAACTACTTACAAGGTGTAGTTATAAAATATATAGTACGGTATAAGGACAAAAATGGTATTGAAGATTTAGAAAAAATAATACATTATTGTCAACTTGAAATAGAGAGAATTAAAAATGGATAAAAATAGAATGATGTCATTTACACAAAAGTTTGTGATAGATGAATGGAGAGCGTTTTGTATATTAGGGTTTGATGTATCACCATCTGGATTATCGCCTGAGTATTTAAGAATTTATATAAAACCTTATGATGGTCGTTTAGACCAAGAGGTAAGATCACACGCAAGAACTGTCACTAAGTTATTAGAAAAGGGAGATACCTTAACTGACATCGTGGAAGATCATACCAAAGAAAGCATTGTTGGAAACATATTACATTATGTTAAAAACAATATGGAAGATATTATCGCTTGTAAGCAAACAGAAAAAGAAGTGAGATTATCAACCGACCCTTATCGTAAAATCAAATAGGAGAAAATTATGGAATATCTTTGGAAAGCTGTTGAT